CAGCAGGACTGGTCAAGTCCTCGATTAGTGAGGGTGTACGGGACTATAAAGAGTGACCCCACGGGTTAACACATGTTGAACTTAGAATTAAAGCTATGCAATATGTGTTAGTCCTATTTTTTTTTTTGGGTGGGCCCGCCCACAAGCAAGCCCCCCCAGTTTAAAATGATTCTAAACTAACAGGCTTGACAAATCCGCAAGCCTGGGATATTATGGGATTAGAAAGTATGAATATATTAAAAGCAAAAGAAATTACAGGCAGCCTCTCCAAGCCTTCCAAGATGCCGGGATGGAGTTACGGGCTACCGGCTAAAGAGTGCAAAACAGGTTCCAAGCTCCGGAAGGTCCAGGGCTCGACCTGCTACGGCTGCTATGCATTAAAAGGCTGCTATGTTTTTAAAGTTGTACAAGATGCACAGTATTACAGACTGAAGGCAATACGTCACCCGCACTGGGTCCCGGCCATGGTTATGCAAATAAATAATAAACGATCTAAAGAATTTAGGTGGCACGATTCCGGAGATGTACAAGATTTAAAACACTTATTGAAAATTTTTAAAGTTTGTAAGTTAACGCCAAAGATTCAACACTGGATGCCGACCCGGGAAGCGTGGGTTAAACCATTTATAAAAATAGCTCCAAAAAATTTATGTATTCGTTACAGCGTCCCAATGAACGACCAGCCACCAATTAAAAGCTGGCCCAATGTTTCAACAGTAATAACAAAAGACGCGCCCTGGTTCGGGGCCACGTCTAAAGTTTGCCCAGCTCCAAAGCAAGATAATAAATGTTTAGATTGCCGGGCTTGCTGGAACCGTGATATACATAATATCAGTTATTGGAACCACTAGTATGTCAACTTATTATTGGAGCCCCTCCAGGTTGAAGGACCTGAAAGACAGAGGCTACAGGCTCAGGTTCATGAGTCTCGAAGAAGCGAACGCACAGGCAGAAGGCAACAAGCCTACAAGCGCTCAAGCACAAGCTGACAAGCGTCCCAGCCACAAGCCAAAGGGCTCAGGCGCAAACCTTCCCTCACAAGATTAATTATTTCTGATCCAGGGTACAAGCATACCTTCCCCTTATCCGGGGAACGTCCTACCAGAATAAATGTGTTATTCTCATGTTTCACATGGAAGGCTATTTGGTGGGGTGAAAATCTAATTTTGTGTACTGATGTGTACTTTAATTCTACGGTAAAAAAGGTGCTATTAGCATTATAACCCAATAAATCGGGAGTGCCCAATAGACTACGGTTTTCAAGTCTGTTCCACGATATTTTTGTTGTATTTCTTTTAAGCTCACGCCACAAATCCCTTTCGTTTTTCAAGTAGTACACCTCAAGGGTTAGAGCTTACCAATTATCTTAGGTACTTTCCAAGTCCCACCAAGTTTTACACCTTTTAAATTTAAGATATGCGTATCTCTATCACCAATTATTCTACTTTCCAAGAGTTGAATTTCCATTAAGTCTAATTTTTCTCCATTAGGCATTTCAATTTGAACCCTAGCATTCTTAGCTGTTGGTGATATTAGGAATTTATCTAAGTATTGACGTAGTTCTTTCGCTTTCATTCAGGTATTGATATATATCCCATATAAATATATATTGCAACCATGTCTAAAGAAATTGTCAGCAAAAAGGCAGCTCACCCACAGGAATTGACAGAGATGCAGCGTAGATTTTGTGAGTATCTAATCATGAATGAGGGTAGAACCACACACCAAGATGCAGCAATAGCTGCTGGCTATGCCCCAAAGAATGCCAGATTTGAAGCTTATGGTCTTATGCAAAACCCGAAGATTCAAAGATATTTGGCTAAACGAAGCAACGAGGTCAATAGATCTTTTGCAGTAACTAAACATAATTATGTTAGAAGACAACAGATACTATCTCAAAAACTAGTGGATGAAGGTAAGACAGAGAAAGCAGTAGGCTTTGAAAATTTAATAGGTAAAGCTACAGGACAGTTCGTAGATATACATCTACATGGTAAGATAAGTGACATGACTAACGAAGAGAAGTTAGAAGAAATTAAAAGAATTAAATCTATACAAACCGAGAGACTAAAAGCTCTTTCTAATTCTAAAGATTAACCTTCTCCATTTTTAAAATACATCCAACAGGAAATATATTTCTGTCAGAGAATAACTCGTCACCTTCTTCGTATGATGCAAATGTTCTTACAAATTTTTTATCTTTACTAAATAGATAAGCTTGTGTCACCATAGTGCTAGCTTTAAACTTCATGAAATCTTCGGCTGTCGAATGCGAACTGTCACCCGTGATATCGACCCACGTTATAGAATAGAAATAATATTTCTTATTCTTAATCATCACATGTCTGTACTTAGATTTCTTACGACGTTTGGGCATAGGCCTGTATACTCCAGGTTTTATAAAATATAAATCTATAACTAATATTCATATGCGCGCGACCCCTAAATCGTTGGTATCACTAGCTTTTTAATACATTTGTACCAATTGTACCTGATTGTACCAAGGCCTCTTGGTACAAAAATGAACGAATAACCATTGGTATTACTATCTTTTTTCATTTGTACCAATTGTACCTAGGTTTTAAAAAAAATAAAAAAATAAAAAATTTTTTCATAGAAATAGTGTATACAATGGGTACATGACCAAATTAACCAATGATTTCCTATATTTTTTAATCATTTTTTGTATCTTGGTCTTTTGGATTCTTGGTACAATTTTCATAATACTGATCTATTTTCTTCAAGAATGCATGCATACATCCTTGAAATTCTTTGTCAGACACTTCAAACTTTTGAAAGAAACAATCTTTAGAACACATTAGAATGATTCCAGACTGTATCTTGGTGCCATAAACATAGTTGTGGGCCATGGCGTAGGCTGCTAACTGAATAAAATAATCCTCTATCCACTCTCGTTGTTTCGGCTTGTTTGTTTGTTTGAAGTCTATTATACTTTCGCGTCCGTTATAAATTCCTACAACATCAGTCTGACCTGCGTACAACCCAGGGTAATGTATGGTGACCTCTGTGCCCCAGACCTCCTCCAGTTCCCCGAGCCCTGATCCAATAATCACGTCTGCCATGCGCCCTGCTTCCTGGCCCAAGGCGGTGAGGTCTAGGTGTCGTTGATTCTTAATATACCCTTCAAGGTACGTGTGCATAGAAGTTCCACGCATTGCTGATAAGTCTCTGATTCGGTCGGCACGGTGCTGTCCAACCCTTGCCTGCCAGTTCGCTAAACTTTTACGCTTCTCTTCCGACTGTGTCTGTGATAAGATAGTAGTTACAGATGGTAACTTATCATTACCTATTTCGTAGTGTCTTCGACCCATGACTAAGCTTCTACTGCTCTTTGGGTAAACGAACCTCTGATTCCACTTCATTTTTTATCGCTAGTTATTATCCATCTCAACGTCGATGTCGCCGGATCAAAGCTATCAAACTTATTACTACATCCTGTTAGCCATAATATAACTAACGCATAAATTACAATATATCCCATATCTTTCATTCTAAATCATCCCACCGTGTTTTTTCTTTTTTCTCTCTTTTATTAATTACGTAGTAGCCAATACCTGCAATAATTCCAATCGCAAATAAACCTACAATAAGCATACCTATTCCAGAACTAGCTGTCATTTTTCTTTTTCTTTTTCTCCTTTCGCTTCCTATTTATTATCTGCTCTACTAAATTATCCATTATAGGATTGCCTAGTATAGCTTTTATATTATCCTGCTTCAACTTTGGCAGGTTCAATAATTTTCGCTTTTTCATTTTTCTCCACTTGATTTAACGGCACAGAGCTTGCCACGTTCCCTGATACAGATATCCTGGTCACATCAGAATAAAAGGGTGCAACGTAATGTTTTAACCATGACGGAAATATAAACATATCTCTGTTCTGAGGTATTATCGATTGATAAGTTATGGCTTGTCTATTACCTTCACCATATACAAAAGATAAACTACCAGGACCACCGGATTGGCCTTTGAATGCTTTTGCCTCTTCTTTAATTTCGTTAGGAACATCAAGAAATATTACAAAAGATAACTGATCGGCATGGTCGTGTGGTGGATTGTATTCATGTTTTTTCATGAAGTTTACCCATAGAGATGTTAGCACGTAATGTGGTTTGTTTTTATATCTTTCACTTTTCCATTTCTGGAATGCTTCATCATACACACCAAGAATCTGTGCAATCTCCTGCACAAACATACCTTTGTCTTTGTATTCATACTCTTCTTTCAAGATTCCTGCGAGTCTATTTCTATAGTCTTGTTCCTTGACTCTAGATTTAAAAGCCTCATCTAAAAGTTTTTTATGAAACTCTTCTGATATTCTAATATGTACACAACATGGCCCCCAGGTAAATACGCCGTATTGGACCGTTGGTGAATCTGTTTCGTTTGTCATTCTGCGTGCATTGCCTCCTTATATTCGTTTAAATTAACTACTCTGCCATTGAAAACTTTGTTATCTTTTTTAGAATAATGGTCTATGATTTGTTGTAATTTATCTATTTTAATGTGAGCGTATGGATACAAAGCCATGCATACAAAGTATGCCTCCCTGTGGCTACATCTCCAACGCCATTGCTTTTTCCAGGTCTTAGCCTTTTTAATTTTATATCTCTTCGGTGTGACTGTTCCAACACCCAGGATATCACAAATGTTTTGTAGTATGGGTTTGTTGGTCATAGATATTTCTAATCTAATCTGCCAAGTTGGATACGCTTTCTTGTTTCTATCTCTTTTTCTCATGTATTGCTTGTATGATACGCACCCTTCACCATCAAAAAGTCCAGCAATATATGCTAATTCTGTATCTTTCATAGCACCTTCCCTTTGTTTGTCATGATTTTAATGTTGTTGTTTTCTTCTAATAATCTGTCGTATTCGTTCTCCCACAGTTTATTTTTATCTATTACTTCTCTTAACTTCTTTTTTAATAATTCGTTTTGATTTGTAAGATATTCTATTTGAAACTCTAGGTCGTTTGGACCTTTTGGATTTATTTCTTTTTTCATTTTTATTCTATGTTTAATGCTCATAGAGCTCTCCTTCAGAATCGCATGCATCACAGTTTGCCCACTGCTCGTCTCTGGCTTGATCGTAAGGGATTCTTACGTAGCCATTGCCTTTACACTCAGGACAAATAATTTTTTTAGTTTCCTTTTGTTTTGATTCTTCCATTTAACTTACTTGCCTTTTCTTTTACTAAAATGTTTATGGTTTGTGACCTACTAAGTGTGGTGTTAGGCACAATTACTTTTCGTATTTGATCTAGTTTATTGTAAGTCTCATGGGACAACGAGACATTTTTATATTTTGTTATATCAGTCATATGCTGTTATACTCCTTTCTTGTTTATATAAATCATATGGGATTTATCTCATACATTACAATGAGTGTCAATGAAATATTTATTAATAATGATAATGTGTTCAAGTCTTTCGGGCACCTGCATGCCGGGTTATGAATGGCCAAAACAATTTGACAGTATGTATGATTGTCTTCAAAGTGGGTACGCTCAAAGTTTGATAAAACATGAAGAGATAGGACCAAAAGATGTTAACGAAAATGGTATTTATATAAAATTTATTTGTAGAAAAACAGAAACTATCTAACACACTCAGATCCAAACCAGGCATTACCAGATCCATCGTTCAACCACCAACGATTTTTTGCATCATCAAAAGTAGCGATAGCTTCTCTATGGTCTTCTGCGAAAGACATACACTCTGCTAGTGTTATCGATCTTGTTAGTTCGTAAACTTCTCTGATGTAAGTTCCGTCTACTTTTAAAAGATAGATTATTAAGTGAGATACCATTTCTTCCATCACTAAACTCCTTTACTAGTTTGTTCCACATTTTTGCGGCTTCGTCAATTTTTTTCAACAGCATATTTTCTAGTGCCAAACTGCAGTATCTTTTTTAAACCTGGGGCTGACAGCTCAACGTTTACACCATACGGCTGCCATGCTTTTTTCATCAAGTTTAATTCTAATAAAAAACTAGCGTATTGTTTTTGAGTTATGCCTTTTGGTTTTATTGTTATAACTTTTTCTTTCATTTGTTCCAAAAACTTGGGCCAGTTGTCGTGATATTAGTGCCAGTATTTATTGAAGTAGGGGACGGAGAATGATAGTGATCTACAAACGTTGGACCTCTATTCTCTAACAAATAGATTATCTTATCTTTCAAAGACTCTGATTTTCTAAGAGCGTTCAGTTCATCCATCTTACGTTCATTGTCTGCTATATTTTTGACTGTTGCTATATCTTCATTGTGAGCATCGTGCATGTCGGCAACTTCTCTTTTATGCATTTCTTTTTCATTATGAAGATCTACCTCTGCCTTGTCTAACTGTTTTTGCAACTTGTTATAATCTCTAACCCAACACTTATCTCTATGTGCTAAATCTTTGATTTTATTAATCAATTGCTTCTTGTTTAACTTTACGTACATCATGTTTTACCTTTCTTTGTTAATTAAGGGCCCGAAGGCCCTTAAATGTTTATTTATTTGTTTTAAAATCTCTAAACACAATAGGTCTAAATTTTTTCAAACCTTGATTATGTTTATTATAGACTTTACTTACTATGTCGACCCACTCTTGACTATTAGTGGCACCTTTAAATTTAGCAGATAATTTCTCTACCTTTTTTACAAAGTGCTCTCTGTCAAAGCCATCGTGGCTCATCGCATGCAATAAAGAGTAATAGAAGAAAGTGTTTTTACATTTACTAGAATCTATTTCTGTTAGAATCTTGTTTATGTATTCTATTGTTTCTTCAGACTCTTTTCTGTCTACGACTGAAAATAAACCATGTTCGAAGTCAGTCTCTTGAGACCGTTCTCTTCTAAATGAGTTATTAAGAATAGTAATGGCCACAGAAAATTTATTATTCAAAGAATGTTTTTCCATGAAAGAATTACAATAAATGTAATCTTCATTACCTTTCTCAACCCATTTTTTTAAATGGTTTTTCATAACCCAATTAGAATTATCAGTATTTGCTATACTAATATCATCAGCCTTGAGTTTTTCCGTTACAATGAAACGAATTGGTTTATTCAATTCACTTCGTGCAGCGAATCGGTGTTGCCCATCAAAGATAGGGTACTTACCTTTTTTGTTTTTAGATAAAACAAGTATTGGAATTTCTTTTAAATCCCTTCTCTTAATTTTATCTTTTAAACGATTAACATGTGAACGATTAATATCACGATTGCCCTTAACGAAGTCAAATAGACCATAGTTTCGGGTTTCTTGTATTACGCCCACGCTTTGTATTGCGTTCATGTTTTCTCCTTTATGTTAGTCTTTCTATATAGGATAATGCGAGATATTTGTCAAGGCTTATCTGCCCTGACCCCGGTATTTTTTATAATTACGTTTTTCCGATTTATTCATACGTTTTTTATGTCTACCTATCTTAGGTTTTGATCGCTCTATATACGTATTTACGCCAAATTTACTCTTCTTCGCCATGATTCCCGAAATACCCATCAACCACAGATTGTAAAGTATTTTTTGTTAAATGAGGTATGTAACTTATTTTGCCATTAACGTGTTGTTCTAAATCTGAACCACATGTCATACATCTAAATATTTGTCTGGTGATACCTACCAACATTGTGTGCTCTCCACATGTCGGACAATTACCACTAACTATTTCTGTCTGAAATTTGAAAAACTTTCCTGTCATATTTTTTCTTATTCTTTATCACTTTATGTTTAAAATGTCTAAGTTGCTTTGCCACTGGATTTCTTTTTTTATTAGACTTTTGCATTAGTCAATAATAAGTTTTTTAATACTTTGACTACCATCTATATTTGATTCTAATTCTGCGTTACCCTTCCAGCATTTGTAGGTAACAGATTCAGAAAAAGTTCTCTCCGCTTCACGTTTTCCGCGAAGGCACATAGCCATCGAGTCTTGCAATCGTGCCTCCTTAATTTCTCCGTTAATAAACATTAACAATCCTACGACAGCCTCTATCATTGATGACTCCCGTTTGTATACTTCATCTCTCTATTTGCATCTTTTAACGATTCAATATCAACCAATACTTTATCCATTTGTTTTCTTAAAAATTCTATGTTTACTTTGTTTAACGCCATTGATTCTATGTGTTTGTTAAGCTTATCCGTGGTCTTATAAAGATCTTCGATCATCATGAATTGCTCAGAATCAGCGGGCAACGCTCCAAGTTGGCCCCGTGGCCATTTAATTCTAAACTCTGTGTTCTCTTCAAGATCTTTTTCCATGATCTGTATACGAGTGTCTGCAATGTTTAGACGTTCTATAATCTGAAAGTAGCCCATGGTGCCGAGTGCTACGATTATTATCAAAGAGGCAACCGTCTTCATCGGCATTTGTACTGCCGCTTCTTCAGATATGTTTAAAGGTTTCTTACTCATCTAGGTATGTACCCTGGTTCCATAAAGAGAGCCATGAGACATAATAATATTATTAATACAGCTGTAAAATAATAATTCATTCCTGGCTACCTCTAGTGACATATCTATTTTAAAAACCTGCTTTTTATTTTATTCCAGATGTTTGTTATTTTATAAACCCATCGGTCCCAAGTTTTTTGAATACTACTTCTTTTCATTTTTTCTCCTCAATTTCGTAAAAGAAATCGTCAGTGTCTGCCGTTTTCCATTTACCAGTATCTTCTACATTCCACTCAGTTGTTTGCACTTTCCATTTTGGTATTTCGTCCTTAACTGTAAATGAAGGAAGGTCCCAAATTATTCTGTTGTTTGGTTGTGCTGCAAAATTGCCATCATCTAACGCAATTATGTGGGCGCACTTATGTTCGTGCGGTATTTCTGAATGTTCAGTATCTAGTATATTACTCTCTGGGTGGGCAAAATCAATAGTAAATAGGTATTTACCTGGGTGCCATTTACGGTCTTTACCCATATATTTACCAGATGTGCCTTGTATTATATCCCAAGAACAAACAGCAGGATAATAACTAAAACAATTCCAAAGCTGAAGCTCATCAAGTCTACGTTTAGGTACGTCCTCAACCTTAAATCCGCGTTGAATAAAAGCTGTGATAGGTAGTCTGTAAAAGATTGCACCATTTTCCATAATGGCGTGGAAGAGCAAAGCACTTCCCGCAATCGACGTAACGCCGAATACAATACAGTCTTCAACTTCTCCATGATGTTTTTTACAATCAAATAAATATTCTCTTCTTATTTGCGCATAAGTCGCTGGTATGTTTGCATTTAAATAAGCCATAGGTCATTACAATAGTATTGCCCCAACAATAAAACCAGCTATGAAACACACTATTTCTTTTCTGTAGTATAGTTGCCATACTAAAAATTTATCGTAGTATTTTTTAACCATTTATTTCTCCCCAGTTATTTCCAAATTCATAATCTACTTTATTTGGAACTTCTAGTGTAACAGCATGTTCCATAATCTCAATAATTTTTTTAGCCTGTGCGTCATCTTCTATAGACAAGTCTAGCTCATCATGTATTTGTATATGTGGTACAATACCTTCTTTGTATAACTCTAACATTGCTTTTTTAGTCATGTCGGCAGCACTGCCCTGAATTAATTTGTTTAATGCTTTGTATGTGTAGGCTCTCCTGATCCCCGGTCCATGTTCCCTGAGTGCTTCTTCATGAGGCAATGCCTTATGCATTCCGAACTGGTTTGGCTCCCAAAGATGAAACCTACACAACCTACCTAGCAACGTTCTTATTTGCCCCCGATCCTGTGCTCTATTCGACGCTTTCTCCATAAGTTGTTTAACAAATGGTACACGTGAATGATAAGTATTAAATAAATCTGCAGCTTTGTCTTTTGTTACACCTAACTCCGCTTGAAGTTTAGCTTTACCCATACCATAAAATAATCCAAGGTTAATTGTTTTAGCTTGGGACCTTGGTATCTGTGCCATGTCAGCTACAGTCTGGTGAAAGTCTGCGCTAGAGTCATTACTATAAGACTCAACAACATCATATACTGATGGTAATTTATAAAGAGAAGCATAGTGCACAACTAATCTGGGTTCTTGTTGTGAGTAGTCAAACACACCCCACTTACAATCTTTTTCTGGAATAAATAGTGATCTAATTTTAGGACCAAGATCTTTGTTACGCGCAGGTATTTGTTGTAGGTTTGGGTTTTGGTAACTAAATCTACCGGTGACTGTCCCGCCACCTGCGTTTCTTAATTGGTTTATTTCTGCATGTATTCTACCTTTGTGTTCGTATCGTAAAATAGAATCTATGAAAGTTGTGTGTGCTTTATTTATTTCTCTTGCCTGCGCTATCATTTTAACAACAGGATGACTATGTTCTTGTAAAAAATTTTTAGTAAAACTTGGTGCTGCAGTTTTTTCTGTCCGTGGGTATTCTAATCTTAATACATCAAATACATTTGCAATAGATCTTGCTGCCCATATCTGTGTATCAATATTTGTTTCACTTTTTATCTTGTGTAATAAATCACGTTCTTGTGTAATTAATTCTTTTTTCATTGCATGAGCTCTTTCAATATCGACACGCACACCTTTGAATCTCATATCAACTAGACAATGAAACAGATCAGATTCTAAATCAAATATATCTTCCAGGTCCTGATTAACTATTTCTTTTTTCATCTCTTGCCATAGGCCAAGAGTTATCTCTGCATCACGTTCTGCATAAGCACCTGCGTGCATTGCAGGTAATTTATACATTTCTGATTTTGGATCTATGCCCCACTCAGATGCTGCCTCTGCAAGTGCAGCTTCGTTCTTACCATAACCAAGATAGTGCCACGATAAACTATTAAGATCATATCTAAATCTATTTTCATCTGTTAACGCTGATGCAATCATGGTGCAGGCTATGTCACCGTTTATTTTTAAACCAAGAGCTCGTAACCAACATACATCGTATATTGCATTGTGAAATACTTTTGTTGATGGTGCCTCTAAAATATCTTTGAGCCAAGACATAACTCGTTTTCGATCCATGTTACCACCACCTTCATGAGCGATTGGAAAATATCCTTTGTAGTGTTTTGTTGCAACAGCGATACCAATGACGTCACCATTACCGATAACAGATCCAGATCCTTTCTTTAACAAGTCTGGATCTTTTGTTTCTAGGTCAATTGCAATCTCGTCAACCTGACGTAGGTCAGGAAACTCCGTGGGTTTTACCCACTCTGTTTGTGCTTCAAACTTAGGAATTTTCACTATAATCCCTTTCAATAATCATTTCTAAGAAATGTATCGCCTTCAATATATCTTCCTTCCCGTTCTTGTCTTGATGACGGATTATGTATTTTATAGCACAACCTTCAGGATATAGCAATTTATTCTCAACTACAAACTTGCTGGGCTGTATTTTATATTTTTGATAATGAGATCCTCCGTGTTGTTTATCCCAAACTTTCGATGTCATATCCCCTGTCCTCCTTTTTTGCTGCTAGTATGTAAAGATTTTGTTTTGTTCTAGTTACACCTACATACCAAACTCTATTTTCTTCATCTGCTTTGTCATCATTTTTTTCTGCTGACTCTCTAATTGTTTTTGTATTATCTAAAATCAATAATACATTTTCTGCCTCCCCACCTTTTGCCGAGTGTATGGTGGATAATTTAACTCTAGCCTCTTTTGATAATTCTTCTTCGTTTCTTAACATTTCGCGTATGTATAAATTTTCTTCAGGATTAGATTTAAATACTTCGTACCATTCTTCATGTCGAAAATATCCAAACTCATACAAGTCATACATTCTCTCTTCTGATATTTCTGTGTCTTCTTGTAAAAATTCAAATAGATCTCTACACTCTGAAAGAGATA